GCAATAAAAAAACCAGCCATAGCTGGCTGGTTTTAAAGAGTATTTTTGGTCGGCACGAGAGGATTTGAACCTCCGACCCCCGACACCCCATGTCACCTGTGTAAAATGCCTCTAAGCCGCGCTATTACTGGCTTTCACATCATTCGACTGTATAAACAAACAGTGAAATTTACGCATTATCTGCACTATACACATCAATGACTTAAGGTGTGGTTTCGCCATTGGTTATCCTGCCTTGATCTCACCATGTGGAACCATAACCCAGTCAATATGATTACTGGTATATATCTTCGTTGATTTGGCATCACTATGTGCCATCCTGCCCTGAGGGTCGATACCCTGGCTATCAAACAAGTGAGCGGCAAGAGCCCTGATCTCATGAAAGGTTGGACGCTCATCCATTAGAAGATGATCACACAACCCAAGTTTGTCACGCAGAGCAGAGAACGAACGGCTAAGATAATCTGGCGCTACCTGAGTAGGGTGCGAAACCTCTTTACTGCGTTTGTTATTTCTTTCTGGTATACGGTGAACAACATACGGACTGGCAACACTATCCCGGCTATCGTCAATAATCCTCTTCAATTCCTCTCCTATTGGGATCGCTACGTGCGATGCTTCTTTCTTTTGCACCTTCTGGCGGTGAATGTACAAAGTTCCGTATATTCCGTTTTCAGGTTGGTCTAACCATACACATCCACAAACGCCGTTCTTCGGTTCCCTTATCGAATATTTTATTCTTGAAACTTCTAGACGAGCATGTGTCGTTTGAAGGGCAAGGTCCATTGCGGTTCTTAACCATGGTTCTGCTGCGTTTCTAATGGCAATAAAGTTATCCAGTGCGAGCCGTTTGCGCTTCTTATCTTCAACGCGGCGCATTTTTTTACGTGCTGCCGGGTTATCCATCATTAATGATTCGTCAACAGCATAAGAGAACAGTTTTTTGAGAAAGCTCACTTTCCTGTTTTGAACGTTAGCTGATGCATCAGCATGGTAGCGGTTAATAAACTGATTCACATGCTCAAGCTCAATGTCACAAGCAGGGATGTCGATAAAAAATTCCTTAACCCTGATAGCGTCATTATTCCAGTCGTCTAGGGTACTTTGTGATGGTTTTTCATCGGCTACGGCACGCGCCATAATGCGGTCAATATGATGGCTGAATGGTTGTGCTTCTCCATTAAGTCCGCCTGAGTCTCTAATCAGGCTTTCAACGGACGGTACCGTTTCAGGCCTCATTCTGAGGTTATATTCTTTGGCAATGGCGATTGCCATTACGCGATCAGTTCCAATGCTTTTACGTTTCCCGGTTATAAGCGTAAAGCGATATTGTCCGGTGGCTTTATCATAAAGCAGGAAGTCAGGGAGATTACGGTTTTCCCTTTTACGTGGTCTTGCGGCCATGTTAATCCTCTTGAATTAACTGACGAACTCTTTCACTGACCATTGAGTCAACGCCCCATCTTTCTGAGGAACTTACAAGGATCGTTCCATCTACGATGCGACCCTGAAGCTTACCGTTTTCAATCCAGCGTTTGATAGTTCTGTTATCTGGAACTGAGCCAGGTTCAAACTCTCGCTTTCCCCATAGACTCGCCTTCATCAACTTGGCCATGGCTATTCTCCACTTAACCGGCTGCACCCGGCTATCTCTTATAGAAAATGCATGATGAACAACCACCACGGAGCCCATCATTGCAGGTACGACATCTTTTTGTTTCGGTGTAATAAAGCTGGTGGGCCATCTCTTTAGGTATAAGCACCGGCATCGGCACGCGGATAACCAGATTCTTGAGCCTGTCGATTTCCCCGGCCAGTTCGAGAATGCGGCGGTTTCCGTATTCTGCTTCTTCGCGCCACCAGGCCACATCGGCTTTGAGGCGGCGCAAGCGCCGCTGTTTGAGTTTGCTCACCATGGCAGCCACCCATAAATCACTGCCATACACAGCAGGACCAACATCACGATGTAGAATGGGTTAGGCATGGCGGTCACCTTTTGGCCGGAGGATATGGATCGTCAGTCCGCTTTCGGTAGTAATAACCACACTCTGCCCTGGCTCGATTTCTGCCAGCCTGAACGCCTCATAAAACGAGTCCATAGCCAGGGTTTTCTCATCCTTACGATTACACAATCTCCATCCGCGGCGAATCAGTATTCCTATGACCCAGCTATAGGTTTTAACAGCCAGATGAAGCCAAGCGAGGATCATCGTTGCGAAAAATAACCAGTCCGTCGCGCTGAAGTTTTTGAGTTCGTCCATCACTTTACCCCCTGCTGCGGTGCTGCTTTGATATGCAGGCGTGGTTCGCCATCTTTTGGCTCGGGCCAGGTGCGCGCTTTATTCACTGCCAGCTTCTCGATCATGGCCAGTGTGATTTGTTCGTCTGTAATACCAACCCGGCGCTGTGCATCCCACAACAGGAATTGCATATCAGCCCATTCACTGAGATCGCCTGGTTCTGCAGCTGCCTCCAGCGCTTCTTTCGATAAATGCTTAAGTGGACCGATAGGGCCAACGTCACCAAAAGTAGATTGTGACCATTCTGCATGCTCGCTGCGAACCACATGGCGCTCATCGGCACCCTGAAGCATGGCAGCGCGGCAGGCATCTTCACTATCGCCAAATATTGCCGACTCCAGCACGTCTATGGCCTGTGACGTAGAGTGCGCGTATTTGTCAAATGACGACCCTTTGATTCGCTGTGCGAGTTTAAACAAGCGTTTCTCCTGCGCGTGATAAATATCACTCAGATGCCGATAGCGCTCATCAGGCACAGATACCGGCTCCGCTTCGAGCGATGCCAGCGCCAACTTGAACGCCTGTAGCTCAATGGCGCTATTGGTATCAAGTCCAAACGGTAATTCATCACGATTGGCTTCGTATTCAGCGATAGTCTGTTGAAGCCATTCTCTGGTAATAGTGCTCATGGGTTTAGTCCTCTCCCTGGTCGAATAAGATTCGTGAGTAACCTGCATCGGTAGACACCTCAAGCCATCCATCACACCGTTCACCTGTCATGAGACTTATCACGCGAGAGTGCTGGTATTGAGAGCCGCGAATATCATCCAGATCATCCTCGCTGAAAAACATCGGTTTTCCGCAATGAGGGCAGTAGCATCCGTAATCACCATCAGCGCGCCCAATTTTGTTAACGATAAGGATTTCGTTGGTAGGCATGCTCACTCTCCTTTCCCGCCTGCGGCTTTGTTTATGCGCTCCACCTCGCGCAGAATGGATGATGAAACACCGACAAGGCTGCTGATGAGTTCCTGATAATCAGCAATCCGCTTCTCTGCGGCTTCCAAATCACTTGCGCTTTGTGCTCTGTCTGCTGCCCAGCGTTCAAGAGTTGAGTTAAGTTCAGCGTTACGCTTGTCTTTGGCCTCCAGCTCATCCAGCAGCGCCAGCACAGCATTAGGCGTTGCTTTTTCGTGGAAGTTGTCAGCATCACATCCCCAGTCATCGACAGTCTTTGCATGTATCGCAGCTTTTCGTAATGCTCGTTTGTCGATGTTGCTCATTGGGCGGCCTCCGGTTCTTCTGGCATTGGAGCCCAGTGAGTGATAACAACATCGTCGATATCGATATCACCGTTCTGGAAAGTCCATTGCCAACTTCCAGTCTCTTTCTGCCCAAAGGTCATCCACATTGAGCGCCAACCAATCAGCCATCCCTCACCGGTTGAATCGAAAAGCAGAACCGTGTCATTGGGTGATGGAAGGCATTCATGCACGGAGAATGTTTTTTCTTCCAGCGCATCGCTCCATGAGACAGCCGCGAGCTTTCCGCCAAAGATAGTCATACCAGCGTTTACCGCAGGCTCTTTACCGTCCTCAAACACAACGACGAAAGTTACTTTGCTCATGACTGCACTCCTTTGCGAAGCTGGGCGGCGAACTCGGGAGCTTTATGGCATTTGATTCTTTCAATGGCATGGGTGTATCCATCTTGATAGCATTCCTCGCCACGCTCTACATATGGGCTTCCAAGGCTGGCAGCAAACATATCCACACCCTGAGCCCGCACTTCAGCCAGGAAGGCGTCGGTGGACGGGGTTTCGACTGTTGTCATTTCATGAATTTGTGGTGATAGAGGATATGTAAACGCAATTTTGTTTAACGCAGCCTTCAGCCCCGCATTCTCCGCAGCCAGCGTCGTGCAATCAGTACGAACCTTACGAAGTTCCAGAACGGCAACCTGAACTGCATAAGCGAACATAGCGGTAGGGCGGTCACCCGCTTTTTCACTATCGCGCTGCATATTCACTGCAACAGTCATAAGCTCATCCATTTGTTCGCTGGTCATTATTTCGTCTCCGAAGTTGCATTGATGGAACATTTCGTGATTACTTTCACAAGTAATTCCGCTGCAGCTTTCTGCGCTGCCACGTTAGCTATGACCGAAGGTTTTTCTTTCGCTGTATTGGCGCATATCCCACCCCATTTCGAGATCAGGAAAAATTCTTCCATTTCAGATGAGCCAACATCGTTGGCGAGGTTTTTAATCATCTGGACGATATCGACGATTGAGTGGTCAGCCATCAGCCGCTGAACGGCGTAGCCGAAGGCATTGATCATCACCGCGTGGAACTGAATGTAGTCACGCTTGTAGTCTGCCTGGCTGGTGCCGTAGCGAATCGCTTCGATCTGCGTCAGGGCCAACCAGGCCTCCCAGATGGATTCGATGTCGCCCATTTCCAGCGGTTTACTTCCCGCGCTGGCAAACTTGGCCGTCGCGTCGCTCAGCGCCTTGAAGCTCACCCACAACTTACTTTTCGCAGGAACGACGTTGTGCTCGAAGTCAGTTACCTCTGCGAAGGTGTCGTGCTGCGACAGGAACGTCACCATTCCCTGGGCCACATCATTACGCCCGTCATAGGCCATGTTGATCGCAGCGGAAGGTTTCGATACGTTGTTGTTGATATCAGAGAAGAACTGCTGGCGCGCCTTCAACGGAAGATTATGTGTCAGCATCAGTGGGATGCTGATCGGCTCTCCGTAGGTCCGGCAAAACTCAGCTAACCCGGCGGCGCGGTGCTGGCCGTCGAACAGCTTGATCACCGCATCCATCGGAAAGCGTGCGATGCCCACATTCGTATTACCGAACTCTTCAAACTCAATAACCGCGTCGCAGTTGCCGACCAGTGGCGGGATGATGAAGGGCTCTTTATTTTGGTATGCATTGACGAGGTACTGATAAAATTTCTTCACGCGCGCCTGGTTAATTTCGCGTTGCGAGCGTTCAAGCGTGCTGCCGTGGTTGTCGGAAGCAAGTATGCGCGTCAACGCGCGGGCAGGGGCCGTGATCATGTAAGTTGCCGTGCCGCCCTGCGTTCCGCGCGACGCCGGGAACTCAAAGAAATAATCGCCAACCTTGCTCATTACACTTCTCCCTCACGTGATGTAACCAAAGAGTTGTGCTCATCAATAATTTGCACTGCTTCGGCATGTGCTAAACCTTCAAGACAGATAACGCCTGTATTGCTGATTCCTGCTTTGCTAATAAGATCAACAAGACGACGCGCTTTCTTAACGCTAATTTCTGGCGCTATAACGCTGCGGGTAACTTTCTTCTTTCCCTTTGCAGCAGCAGAAGCTTTATCCTTCTGAAGAACCTCACCAGCCTTTTCGCCGAACTCTTTTACGCGGTCAATGGCTACATCAACGGATACTTCGCCAGCCTTAACAGCTTTCTGGACATCGTGATTTGCATTGCTAAGGGCTATCAGCTTTTCGACCCATGCCACTGATTTATGGATTTCCTTCGCTATCTCAGCCGGAGTGAGATTGAAGGGAGCAAAATCGCGAATGCCGTTAATCTGATCAATAGGGGACAATGAGAGCTGGCTTGCGCTCGTGAAAATTCGCGCCTTTTGCTTTAGGTCATTCCCATAGAACGGCATGATATGAATTCGATTAACGGGCTTTCCTGCGTCACGACAGCGCTGATAGGCCAGGTGACGACGATGACCCTCAACGATGTAAACTCCGCCCTCGTCACGTGGTACAACTTCAATTGGCGGAACGACGCCACCATTCATCAGGTAATCGAATAAGTCATCGTTAGCCAGGCGAGTACGCTCATCGTCTTCGCGGATGTTAAAGCCTTCGCGAACATGAATATCTTCAAGGCTGATAAACATCCCGGTATCGGTACGCTTAATCAGACCTGACTTGGTCATTTGCTTGAATGAGTTAGCCATTAGAGAGCTACCTCGTTATTCAGGTTAATCACAACCGGGGACAGTTCACGAAGTTCGCGCTGAGCTTCCAGCAAGTGCATGTTGGTAGGCGTTTTTGAGTGGCGCTCTTCGATGCGGTCGCACTCTTTGGCCCAACTTGCTACATCCTGGCGAAGGGTGGCATTCTGCTCAGCCAGTTCCTTCCGCTGCGCCATCGCTTCACAAAGCGCTACGCTGGTGTAGTCGAGGCGGTTAGCAATCTCATTCATAAGCTGCGCTGAAGCAACTGGCAGATACTTAGCAGCTATACGAGCAGCATCGATCAACTGCTCTCTGGTCATGCGTGGTTGTAACTCGGTGACGTTCTGTGTGTTCGTCATGGATAGTTTCTCCGTGTTATATGCGCTCTGCACAGCGCTGAATTTTGGTTGCACGAATCCCTCGCCAGTTGGCGACAAAAATAAAGGGGGTTCGTTTTAGTAAGCACCCAACCTGGGCACTTAGTGAAACGGGCGGCTGCCACCGCCAGTTAGCTTCTCCACAATTGGGAGCGCGTTCTCCTGAGGTTGATTTAACGACTGAGGCCTCTCAAGGAACCGGCTGAACGCGCTTTCAGTTGTGTAAAAGGGGCGGTCGACATTAAGGACATTCACAACTGCCGACCGCCAAGACTACACACAGCATCTGGTACAACTACTACGGTTTACCACGGTCCTAACGTGATTCGTTTGTGGTGGCTGGTGCTGAACTCCAGCTCAGTGGCGCGGTGTTTCAATATCGTAACCGCCCGTTCCATCCGCGTTCGATCAGTCCTTATGCTCGCTTAGAACGTTTCGCCTGCTTATCTTTTCTCAACCGTTTGACGGTCAGCCCCGTCATTCACCACAACTGGAAGCGCACTCCGCCAGGTAACAAACCGATCCCCATCAGTGAAAGAGGAATGCGCTTTCATGTTGTGTGCCGGGATTCCACCGGCTCCCATCTGTTTTTTAAGCCACTCAGATATCGTCTGGGCTATCACCTAATCGCCACGCTGGTGAAACGTCTCTGGCTGTCGTACACAACTGGCTTGCACATTCCGGCTACCCGCTGGATCTGGATACTGAAAGGAATCCCCGGACCGCTTCGGCACATGTGCCATATACCGTACTGCTAACTTACCGATGATCTTAAACATCATCACCCCGGCGCATAATGAGTATCACCAATAGTAATTAAATGGTCAACACCTGTAGTGATAAAAATATCACGCATAGTGTTAACTTTATGATTAGTAAGGTGAAAAAAGATGCAAAAAAAAGGAGCCGATTGGCTCCTTATTCGAAGATAGTTTCAGGCCATTGTGCCTTAACAACTTTGCCTATTATCCTGCAATTCTCATTACATTCAATGGCCTGATAGCGAGGGCTGGGGTTTAGAGGTTCGAGCCAGGGCTTCCCGTCTTCACGGACAAATTTTTTAAAAGTAACCTCTGAATCGTTGAATATACCAGCAACACAGAAATCACCAGGCTCAACATCCTGTTCTGGATCTATGAGTATGAGCATTCCCTCAGGAAAGCTTGGTTTTACTCCTGGAGGCGCAGTCATCGAATGACCTGATACCTCAAGCCAAAAGGCGGAGTCACTAGCTTTAACAGTGGTTGAAACCCATTCCTTCGCGTCGCGTTCTGTGTATGAGCTAACGGGGCAAAATGAGCCCGCTTGCACTTCGGTTAATAACGGGTACTCATACACAGAGGATTGATTTCTTCCGTTCGCAATCGCCTCAAACATAGCTGATATCTCAGCTGCAAGGGAAGGACTGAAATCATCGACTTTTACTCCGAGAATTTTAGCGAACTGCGCGGCATGAGTAGCGTTGATAGCGTTTGTGCCATTAAGTAACTGCGCAACACCACTCTGACCCATACCCATTTGTTCAGCCAAAGTCTCCTGTGAGAGCCCAAGTGCTTTTTTCTTGGACTCGAAAATAGCTTTCAGCCTGTTGGCATCTGCAAGTTGTTCGGCGGTCAATGGTTTCTTTTTCATTCTCATAATTTATCACCGCACGGCATAATCACCAATCACCGCTAGTGTTGACATATTTATCACTAACAGTGATACTCCTTATGTGCAAACCACGAGGAAAACCAATGAAGATTATTCCGCTATCTGAATATGTTTTGGAAAACGGTCAGGCAAAAACAGCTGAGGCACTTGGGGTATACCAAAGCGCAATCAGTAAAGCTCTCAAGCGTAATCGCCGGGTAAATATCCTGGTTAACGAAGACGGGAAGATTGAAGCCGAGGAAGTACGACCATTCCCTAACAAAAACAAACCTGCTGATCCTGACGTTGCAGTAACACCGTAACTCAGTAATCAGGATTACGTAACTACCAAAGGAAAAACAACATGGTAGAGCAAAGCCTTAAAGAAGTAGTGAAAGCGATGTGTAAAGCGTACCCCGGTGGCCGTGAGGCTATGGCCGGTGCTATTGGCATGTCAGTAACACAGTTCAACAACAACCTGTACGAGAAGAACGGTTGCCGCTTCTTTGAAGTGAACGAGCTGGAAGCGATGGAAGACATTTCAAACACGTCTCTCCTGGCTGATTACTTCGCGCAACGTCGCGGCGCTCTGCTGGTGGACGTTCCGCAACTGGAAGACCTCGATCGCGTAGACCTGTTTACCCGCGCCATGAGAACTGCAGCAGCACGCGGACAGGTTGATCAGATTATCCAGAAGGCCCTGGAAGATGGAGTGATTGAACCGCATGAAGCTGAAGAGATTCACGAGCATCACCGCCGTCACCTGGCTGCGCGTGAAGAAGAAATCCGCGCGATTGTCGCGCTGTTTAGTCGTAAGAAAAGCCAAAAGAAGTGACGCCCGCGAGTGTGCAGCTCCGGGCGTCGTGGCGTGTCGTATTCAGTGGAGAAACTAACGCATGAACAGTTTAAACCGATTGAGACCAGCGAAGCAATTCAGATGCCTTCCACTGGTGGGAAAAGAATCCCCGTTCGGCTATGTGGAGAGATTAAACGACCAGCCTGGTGAGAACAACTACCAGCCTGAGAACGCGATGGTAGAGGCTTTTGCTCAGATGAATGAGAAGGGGCGTGAGGAATGGCTGAAGTTAACCGGCGATTCAAAGACCACTACGGCGTCCCGGTCCGTGTCATCCGATGGGAGCCACAGACTCGACGCGTTATATACCTTCGCGAAGGGTACGATCATGAGTGCTTCAGCCCTCTTGAGCAATTCCAGCGTAAATTTACAGAGTTAAAGGACGACCATGAGCCTGTTAATGCCATCCCGGCCGATAGTGATAAACCCTGACCTTGCGTACAGCATTGGCCTCAACGAGGCTATTGCGTTGCAGCAGGTAAACTACTGGCTGAAAGAAACCACCTCCGGACTGGAGCGTGACGGCGTGCGCTGGATTTACAACACCAACGAGCAGTGGCTGGAGCAGTTCCCGTTCTGGTCTGAGTCTACGCTGAAGCGCACATTCACCCGCCTGAAGAACCTCGGCGTGCTCAAAGTTGAGCAGCTGAACAAGTCTCAGCGCGACATGACGAACTACTACACGATCAACTACGAAAGCGATCTTTTAGATGAGGTCAAAGTGACCAAATCGAAGAGTTCAAATTGCACTCTTCCATCAGGTCAAAATGAACCGATGGAAGAGGTCAAAGTGAAACGCTCCATCGGGTCAAAACGAACCGCTCTCATCAGGTCAAATTGCACTGATGTTCTTACAGAGAATACAACAGAGAATACTACAGATATTAAAAACCCTTCTTGTCCGGTTGCGCCGCAACCAGACCGTGAAGTGTTGATCACTGATCAAGCTAAACAAGTTTTGGTTCACCTGAACCAGGTGACTAACTCCCGCTACCAGATTTGCACCACATCGTTGCAGAACATCCGAGCCCGAATCGGTGAAGGCTTTTCAGTGGAAGAGTTGTCGCTGGTGGTCGACTACTGCAATGCCAAGTGGAGCGAAGACCTGACGATGGCAGCCTATCTTCGCCCACAAACGCTGTTCCAGCCATCAAAGTTCCAGGGTTACCTGAAATCAGCAAAAAGTTGGGCAAAGGCTGGTCGTCCACCTCGCGTTAACGGCGAGTGGGCCAGAGAGGATGGGATCTTTAAATCTACTTTCCAGAACACTGACTACAGCAAAATCCCTGCAGGTTTCAGAGGAGCGAACTCATGAGTTTTCTGAAAACAATTCAGTTGTTCGTGGCCAATAACCCTGGACTGACGAACAAAGAGATCGCCGCAGCACTACCGGAATACGAATTGCACAGTGTGCAGCGTGCGGTATGCCGTCTGGCCATGATGGGGCGAGCAGAACGCCGTGGCGAACGCCCAACGTTCCGTTACTACGCAAAAGCTCCGGAAGGTCCGATTGGGCCGATTGTTCCACGCTACCCGGTCGAAAAAGCTGAAAAATCACTAGAGCCAAAGCAGGAAGTAGCACCAAACCCAGCGGTTTTGGCGATGATGGATAAAGCACAGGATCTGTTTGATAAGGGTCTTTTTATGCGCGCTGCTACCGTCCTGATGGATGCCTTCAATCGTTCTAAAAACGAAGAGATGCGCGAAAAAATTATGGCTGAACGACAGCGCTGTCTGAGCATGGTTCAGCGAGCTAAGCCATCTGGTGATGGATGGTGTCTGGCTGGTAGAGCGAGGAACGTCTGATGAAATACTCACTGATTTACGCAGACCCAGCCTGGGAATATGGAAATACCGTGAGCTATGGCGCAGCCACCAATCACTACGGCACGATGAAGCTTATTGACATGAAACGCCTCCCGATATGGGACCTTGCCGCTGATGATGCTGTTCTTGCCATGTGGTTCACCGGCACTCACACCCGCGAGGCTATCGAACTTGCTGAAGCATGGGGCTTTAAGGTCCGCACCATGAAGGGCTTCACCTGGGTGAAGTTCAATCAGCTTGCAGAGCAGCACATCAACAAAGCTCTTCAGGCTGGTGGAGTACAGGACTTTTACGACTTCCTCGACCTGCTGAATAATCAGACCCGCATGAACGGCGGGAACTACACCCGAGCAAACACTGAAGACCTGTTGATCGCCACCAGGGGAAATGGACTTGAACGCCAGTGCGCCAGTATCAAGCAGGTTATCTACAGCCCACTCGGTGAGCACAGCCAGAAACCAGCAGAAGCGCGTTTCCGCCTGGAAAAACTTTACGGTGACGTATCGCGCATCGAACTCTTCAGCCGTTGCGGAGCACCAGGCTGGGATCACTGGGGGAATCAGGCTGAGCGCCCAGCCGTTCATTTGTTACCGGGTGTTGTCTGCGGCATCGACTGGGCTAAAGGGGAGGTTGCATGACGAAGCTTTCTGTCGAGGAAAACAATGCTGTACGTGACGTTGCCCGTCAATGCTCGGATGCCATTAAGAAAGCCCTGAAGAAGAAGCCGAAGCCAAGCTGGAATGTCGTTGTACCTCCGATACTCAAGGAGTATCACGAGAAGGTTAAACCGATGGGCGTAAGCCTGGTGATGTTCAATAGCGTAATCGGACGCCTGAACGGGCGCTATGGAGTCGAGTCATGATCGAATTAACGTCGCGTCAGAGTGAAGTTCTTGATGCCATAGTGCTCTACAAGGACAGAACAGGATTCCCGCCGACGATGCTGGAGCTTGCCGGTTTAATTGGCTGCGCATCACCAAACGCTGCGGCTGAGCACGTTAAGGCGCTTAAGAAAAAGGGTTATATCTCCGTTGCTCCTGGCGCTGCCAGGGGCATTACCATCGTAAAAACGGAATCTGATGAAGATCCGGTAACGATCATTAAAGACCTGTTATCAGGTGGAGATAAGGCCAGAGATAACGCGGTTGAATGGCTGAAAAAACAGGGAGTGGCTTTATGAAGCTGGTTCTCCCGTTCCCGCCGAGCGTAAACACATACTGGCGTCTTCAGACCAAAGGGCCGATGAAAGGCCGCGTTCTGATAAGCGCAAAGGGGAGGGCGTATAAATCAAACGTTCGTAAAGCAGTGATCGAGCAGCTCCGCACATTACCCAAAGCATCTTCAGCCCTGGCTGAGGTCGAGATAGTTCTCTACCCGCCAGATAACCGTGACCGAGACATAGACAACTTCAACAAGGCGATCTTTGACGCTCTGACTTATGCATCAGTCTGGCTAGACGATAAGCAGGTAAAGCGCCTGGCTGTTGAATGGGGAGAGAAGGTGAAGGGCGGCAAGGCCGAAATAACGATTGTTCAGTTCAAACCGAGGGCGGGTGCAGCCGCCTGATAAGTGGAGAAGCGCATGAATAAGATGAATATCACCGTAATGTGCCCGACTCACCACGCAGCCGCGATTGGGCAGCAGATAACGATGTCCAGCCGTGAGATTGCAAAACTGGTCGACTCTCGCCACAGCAATGTGTGTGTGACCATCGAACGACTGATGAACTCCGGCGTAATTGGGGGGTATGCTGCAATGCAGTACACCCATCCACAGAACCAGCAGGTTTACCACTACTACGAAGTTAACAAGCGAGACAGTTACGTTATCGTCGCCCAGCTATGCCCGGAGTTTACCGCCCGTCTGGTTGACCGCTGGCAGGAACTGGAGAACGGAGCTGGAATGACGGTTCCTCAAACGCTGCCTGAAGCACTCCGCCTTGCCGCCGACCTTGCCGAACAGAAGCAACGCCTGAGTGATGAACTGGCCATAGCAGCGCCTAAGGCTGAATTTGTTGATCGCTATGTGAAAGCCACTGGCTCAATGACGTTCCGGCAGGTTGCCAAACTCCTGAATGCCAAAGAACCCGAGTTCGCGATGTTCCTCATTGAGAACGGCATCATGTACCGCCTGAACCGCGTGCTTACTCCGAAGAGCAAACATATCGAAGCAGGGCGCTTTGAAGTCAAGACCGGCACCACCAACCAGACCAACTACGCATTCAATCAGTCTCGCTTTACCGCAAAAGGGGTACGTTGGATTGGCGGCCTGTGGGCTGAGCACATCGCAAAGGGGCAAATTGAGTGAGAGCCATACTGACACCTGAAGTTGCGCCAATGTCCGGTGTTGTCCTGTTCCGCCCAGGCAACGAACTGCTGTGGCTGTTTCGTCGTGGGCGGGTAGTGATAGAAACACCATCTGAAGCAATCCAGCATTTGCCATCAGGGCTTATTCCTGAAGCACACCAGCCGCTGACAGATGATGTCAGTATGCAGGAAATTTTCGCAAACGAGAGGGTTATACAGCGGGCCGGTGGGCTACCTGGTCTTGATGCGTGGCTTGAGCGTAAATTCGAATGTCAGTGGCCCCACAAGGACTGGCACGCAAGAGATTTTACACTGATGCGTCATGCCCCTGGCAGTATTCGGCTTTGCTGGGCTTGTGATAACGAATTGCGTGAACAAACCACTGAAAGACTGGCAGGAATTGCCATGCAGAACCTGGTAAAATGGTTGCTCGAAAGGGTGAATATTATGCTGGGCTTCAGCTCAGACCACATCCTGACGTTGCCGGAGTTCTGCTGGTGGATGGTACGTAACGATCTGGCCGACCTTATTCCTGAATCAGTGGCCAGTAAAGCCCTCAGGATTAAGCCTGAATCGCATAGCTCAGTGATGCGGGAAAGTGAGATTGTTCCGTCATTACCGGCGACTGAAATTCTCCAGGAGAAAGTTAAGAAGATAGTCTCGGTGAAGGTAGATCCTGAATCACCGGAATCTTTCATGCTGAGGCCAAAGCGCCGCCGCTGGGAGAACGAGAAGTACACCCGTTGGGTTAAGTCTCAGCAGTGCAGTTGCTGCAACAACCCGGCAGACGACCCCCATCACCTGATTGGCCACGGGCAAGGTGGAATGGGTACCAAAGCGCACGACCTGTTTGTGATACCGCTGTGCAGAGCGCATCACGACGAGTTGCACGCTGATCCTGTGGCATTTGAAGCGAAGCACGGCGACCAGTTAACGCTGTTGTTTCGGTTTATAGATCGTGCGCTGGAAATCGGCGTATTAGCATGAAGAGTGGAGAAAACATGCGTGATATTCAGATGGTTTTAGAGCGTTGGGGTGGATGGGCCGCGAGCGATAGTTCTGGCGTGGATTACTCACCAATCGCTGCTGGCTTCAAAGGGCTTCTTCCCCAAACAAGTACATCCCGCTTGTCATGTACTGATGACGATGCCCTAATTATTGAGGGGTGCTTAGCTCGACTTCAAAAACGCAAGCCATATGAGCATTCGCTTTTAGTTGCGCATTATCTCTATGGCATCTCAAAGCGGAAAATCGCGAAAGCGCGAAAGAAGGACGAGAAGTTGATACGCATTGAGATACAGATGGCCGAGGGATTTATTGAGGGTTGTCTATCTATGTTAGATGTAAAATTGGAAATGGATTGAGATACAGAATGCGCATAGTATGTAATAACTATGCGCATTACATTATGCCATCGTAACAAAGTTCATCAAAGGAGTTGCGTTTATTATTATGCTTTTTATAACAGGGTATAAAAGTTCATCGCCATCGAAAAAATCGAAAACTATACGTAGTTCTTTCTCTTTTTCAAATTGTTTTGGTTTTATGAACTTGATGCTATCAAAAATCTGAACGACACTGTCAGTGTCAGTATAAATCATTCGGTTATCTATTATGCAGTTTCTTTCTGTATATACTATCTCTTGTATTTTAAAGTGTAACTTCAAATCTTTAATTGGGGTTTTCTTGGTGAAAATCTCTTCGCCGTTTTGTAATTTTTTTGATATTTCCTTTAAAAAGCAAAACCTTATTATTTCCGCATAATTAAGTACATTTTCAAATCTGAAGTACCACATTGAATTATAATCTACAAAAATATTTGTGGATTCATTTGGGTTGTCTAATTTTGAAATGCAAAAGATGAATCTATTAAATGAGCTGTAATTTACAATCGAGTCATGTCTCTCAATCACTAAATGACCGGGCCAAATAGCGCTTTTTTTACCCAAACTTAATTTATCAACGGTGATTGACATATGAGAGTGATGGTTATTGAATAAATAATTAATGAATGGTATCGGAAGGTGTACGTTACTCAGTTTCATATGTGTACGGTAAGTGCCTTCGTATTTATCAAGAATTTGTTGCTCATATGTATCTCGGTATTCTTGTAAAGTGCCGATTCTTAACGTTCCACATACTCTAAGGTTATGCTCTTGTTTGCAACTTTTAACTAAAAACATGATTAGTTCCTTTATGCAAAAAAATTTTGAAATGGCTTACGCGGTCCGCAAATAGTGAAGTATTATGCTAAGAGTGGTCACAACGACACAACACTTATCATAAAAAAACCTCGCCACGGCGGGGTTTTGTTGTTTCTGAGGGCTGCTAATAGGCGGCCTTTTTGTTTCCCCTCGTTCTGAGAGGACTCACGGCAATAAGAGGGGGCTAAATGTCCGCAGAACCGATATCTGCAACGGCAACTGCTGGTGTTGCTGCCGGTACTACCGGAATTACCTTCGCCACTATGTTTCCAGAAGCTACACCTGCAGTGATGGTCTGCTCCCTCGCAGGGGCGGCGCTTTACATCCTCAGCTCTGAGGATCACAAAATCTGGAAGCAGATACTTTTTGCGCTCATTTCCTTTATCGGTGGCATTTACTGTGCTGGTACTGCTTCAGAAATTATCGCCGCCCTTATCAACGCCGGACTAAATCAGCTTAGTCCGCCAGTCACAATCAAAGTATCGCCCGCGATTGGCGCACTGGCGGCATCTACTGTTTCCGTGACTATTCTGCTGCGCATTCTTGCCCGCTCAAAAACAGGCAATCTGCCCGGCGTGAAGGGGGAAGAATGACGTGGCTGCTGCAGAACTATCCGTGGCTATTGCTTCACCTTAATGCACTGGCCTGCATCATGATTTCGTTCCGCCTGATGTTTTTCCGTAAGCGCAGTATGCGTCGCCGCCGAATTATGGAGCTGCTGGCGTATGGGCTAATTCTGGCCCCGGCATACACCGCCTTTCGTATCTGGCATGGTGATTACGTGCAGGTCGACTACGGAGAGTTGGTAGTCAATCTCGTTGTCTGCATTGCCGTATGGCGAGCACGTGGCAACATCGCAAGAATCGCAGGGGAAAGCACAACGTGAACCAATCACAATTTCAAAAGGCGGCTGGGTTAAGCGCCGAGTTAGCTGAGCGCTGGTTTCAGCCAGTCACCGAAGCGATGAAAGAATTCGGCATCACTAAACCGGAAGACCAGGCGATGTTCATTGCTCAGGCAGGGCATGAATCAGCAGGGTTTACATTGCTGGTGGAGAGCTTCAATTACCGCATTGCTGGACTGGTTAACTTCATTCGTGCTGGTCGTCTAACCGCTGAGCAGGCAAACGCGCTTGGCCGCCGTCCCGAAGAACGAACATTGCCGATTGAGCGCCAGCGCGCTATTGCCAACCTGGTATACAGCAAACGCAATGGGAACAACGCTCCCGGTGATGGCTGGTTATATCGTGGACGTGGGCTTATCCAGATTACAGGGCTGAATAACTACCGTGATTGTGGAAACGGCCTGAAGGTTGATCTGGTTAAGCAACCTCAGTTGCTCGCTGAAGACGTATACGCGGCAAGAAGCGCGGCATGGTTCTTTGTCACTAAGGGCTGCCTTAATCATTCTGGCGACCTGGTGCGAGTGACGAAGATTATCAACGGCGGAACGAACGGACTGGAAGATCGTCGCGCTCGCTTCGGTCAGGCCAAAATGGTGCTTGTATGAAAAAGTGGCTTCGCATCCTTATCCCGCGATGGGAGACGGATACGGTTGTTCTTCAGGAAAAAGGGAATGAGCTTCATATCGTCTGCAGCTATGAGGATATCGATCCCGGCGAGATGTTTGAAGGTATGTGTGAGCTTAAGACCTTCACCTGGCTGAACTGGTCTTTCCCGTTTGGTGAACCTATCAACGTTCGATCATTTGAACCGAAGGTGGAAGCATGATCACGGTACAGTTAATTATCACGATAGCCGTTGCTGTTCTTGGAGCGATTGCTGCAGCCTTCGGCATTGGACATTCACGCGGAACCAGCAAAGCGGAAGCCAAAGCAGACAAGCAGCGCACCGAAGAAAAGGCCGCAGCTACTGAAGCAGTAGCCGAACGCCGGATAGAAGCAACGAAAGAGGCCAGCAATGTACAGCAGACTGTTAACCACATGCCTGATGACGATGTTGATTGCGAGCTGCGTGACACGTGGAAGCGTCCCGGTGGTTGATACTGCCTGTGACTGGGTAAAGCCAATCTACCTGACTGATCACGACATCGACGTTATGGACCGCCAGACGAAGAAAGACATCCTGGCGCATAACAAAGCATGGCAGGCGAACTGCCAGAAGGAGAAGTAGTGAACGAACAAGCAAACAAGATTCTCGTAGACCTTCTGCAAAAAGCCAGCAATGGAATAGATTCCGCTGTCAGCTTTAGCCAGGCTCAAATTCCCGATGTAGTACATCAATTGTTGCTTTGGAACTCTGCCTCATCAGCTCTATTTCAGGCGTTTGTTTTAGCATTTCTTTCCTTCTACGCCTGGTCATCTATTAAGGCGTTAAGAAAGTTAAATGAAGGTCCTCTTGATGATATAGGAGATGGACTTTGCGTTGTCTGGATGGTTTTTGGCGGAATTTCAGCCTTAATTTTGTTCATAGGATTTTGGTTTAACTTTGACTGGCTAAAAATTTGGATCGCTCCGAAGCTTTACCTGATTGAATACGCCGCCTCACTGATGAAGTAGCCATTACAAAGCTCACCTGCTGGTGGGCTTGATAATGGCGGACATAGTAGCCAAAAGAGTCTTATTGCTAGCCGCTGCCCCCTTATCGACGCGGCATACCGAATAGGAGGATTTATGTAACAGGTAACAGTGACGACTGAAAACCAATGCTTAGCGAAGTGCACATTACAGAAGCTCTTCGATGAGGGGCTTCGCTAATGGTTATCCCCACCAGCGGATAAAACAATCCATATACCCACCAGAGGATAAAGCATGGCAAGCATGCCTGGTTCCGTTCATCACGAAGGGAAAGACTGGTATCCGTTCTCGGTTAATTTTTCCGATGCTGATGGCCGTTCTTTCTCCTTCACCATATATGCCGTAAACCGTGAGCATGCCTCCTATGTTGTCCAGGAGATACGCGAGACGGCCACCCTCGGCGATCAAATTGATAGCATCGTCAAATAGCAGTAATGCCAATCACCCCATACAGAGGAACAGCAATGGCTGAAATCACGGTAACCCCTGCCCAGCAAATCCGCTTAAACCTGCTGGCGAATCTTAACTATGACACTGCCGCCGCTGCAGACGCGATTAAGTTTGTTGGTGATGACCCCCTGAAGTATCAAATCTTCGTTAACCAGTTAAGCCGGGTAACTTCTGAAAGCGGGCTGGTGGCCAGAACAACGAAGGCCATCAAAGAGTCGGAAGAAGCGCTACTGCTGTTTGAAGCCGAATCTGGCAGTTGATATCACCGTAAAGAACAGGCCTCGCTGACGCGGGGCTTTTTTATGCGCTTCGCACGCGCAGAAAGTAGAGAGTCTTTCAGTAGTGAGCCTGGGTGATGCCGTTAGGTTGCGTTTACCTCTCGGGCGGCATTGCCGTGCGGCAGGCTCACGTCTAAAAGGAAACGCACATGAAATATCAACTCGCAAAATTGTATCGCGGCGGTAAATTTTTTGGTTATGGCATAGCTGTATGCGGGATACTTCTTGATAGCCAGGTTTCAACTACCGTAGAGACTGCGCCCAATGAGGTACCTACAGTTAAAGCAATTTTTAATCTCCTTAATGAGCACTCTGAATACCAGCCGAGTATTGATTTGGATAATCCAAGTTACGATCTAAATTTAGTGATTCGTCCAAATAAGCCATTAACTGTTAAACAGGTAGAAGAATTACGGGATGTGGTGAATTCCTTTGTCGCCAAGCACAATCTGCACGAAGGCTGCGTATGGAAGTGTTGATAAGCGGAGTACGTTTTGTTCCTGAAGGAGCTAACTCAGCTCGAATAGGAATAGCTATCACGACACATAATCGCCCTGAAGTGCTTAAACATGCGTTAGAGCATCACCTGAAATATCTTCCAACTGGTGCGCTGGTTGTCGTTATAGACGATGGGTCAAAACCTGCAGCTATTGTTCCTGATAACGTGAAACTTATTCGGCATGAACAATCACGCGGTATTGTCGCTTCGAAGAATTCCAGCCTTACCGCTCTGATGGACGCCGGGTGTGAGCATCTATTCCTGTGGGACGATGACGCCTGGCCGATTGCTGATAACTGGCACCTACCTTACATCGAATCACCTGAGCCGCACCTTGCTTACCAGTTTCTCGATCTGGCTGGCCGCAATAAGCTGAATGACCTTTCGGTCCTTTACCGGGACGATAAGCACATTGCGTACACCGGGCAGCGCGGAGTGATGCTTTATTACCACCGCAGCGCCATCGAGTCAGTGGGAGGATTCGATCCGGTATACGGTCGCGGTATGTATGAACACAGCGACCTTGCCCTGCGCATCCATAACGCCGGAATAACTACGTGGGCTTACGCTGATGTGGTCGGTTCAGAAAAGCTTATCCATTCACTCGATGAGCATGAGGCAGTAGAGCGTTCGGTACCGAAACCAGACCGCATTGCGCTGGTGGAACGTAACGTAAAGATCCACAACGAACGGCGTGATACCGGGTATACCGGTTACGTTGAATACCGGCAGCAGCGCGACGTGGTAATCACAACGCTGCTCACAAGTCAGTCTGACCCGCAGCGCGGTACCAAACTGACGGCCTCGCCTGACATGCTGGCTAAATGGGCCGCATCACTCCGGCAGTGTGGACGTATCGCGCTGGTGGATGAACTGCAGACAGTCCCGGCAGATGTTGAACTTCACCGCGTCCCTGACGTGCAGATGAATGTCTATTTCCGGCGCTGGCTGCATATCTGGCAGCACCTGCGCGATCACCCTGAATACCGGTTCGTATGGTGTACCGATGGTACCGATGTCGAAATGCTTCGCGCGCCGTGGGAAGAAATGCAGCCAGGCAAGGTTTATGTTGGGTCTGAACCGAAGACCTACGCCGACACCTGGGCAAAGCAGAATCATCCTGAGCGTATCTATCAGGAGTTCATCGAAGCGCACCGCAACGATGTGATGCTAAATGCTGGTCTGCTGGGTGGCACCCGCGCTGATGTAATGGCGTTCGCTCACGGCATCATCCGTCTTTACTACCGGATCGAGAGTTATCGTTTCTGGAAGAAAGAACAGGCTGGCAGCGCAGTAGGCGACATGATGGCTTTTGGAATTGTTGCGCAGTCATTCGCCGACAGGCTGGTCACCGGTCCTCTTGTGCATACCGTTTTCAAAACTGAAGGGGTCGGTAAGGAGTCGGCATGGTGGAAACACAAGTGAAGTTTGTTGTAGTTGGGCATCACAATCGTATTGATGCAGCCAGGTTGCTATGTGGCAGACTCGATGCGCATATGCTCATTGACTACGACGACCATGGCGCAAACTGGAACCATCGTCGTGCCCTTGAGTGGGCCAAAGAGCAGGGATGTCATGTTGTCGTATTAGAGGATGATGCTCTGCCAGTGGAAGGATTTATCTCTTCTGTTTACGACTGGATTGAGCGTTACCCAGATTCACTTATCAGCTTCTATCTCGGTACAGGAAGGCCACCTCAGTATCAGCTTGAGATTGCATCGAAGCTTATCGCTGCTGATAAGTCTCGGGCTGAATTCATCACGCTCACGCGATTGATACACGGCGTCTGCTACTGTGTCCCACCAAAGCATATCCAGAAAGTGTTGGATAAATGGAGCCATAGTAAAGCTGCTGATTATGCCGTGGGTGATGCGCACGGAGGACCAGTCATCTACCCGTGTTATTCATTGGTTGATCATGCTGATGGTCAGCCGGTTGAACCTGCGCGAGATAAGCAGCCAAGAACAGAACGCCGTAAAGCATGGAGGTTGTATGGGTAAGCTAAAGACTCTACGCCCTCGGTTAAAGTCCATTGATACCCGACGCATTAAGCCAGTGTATGGCGAGAATAGACGAATAAGCGGAAGTGCAAGGGTAGGACTCAAGCGCAGGATATATGTCCGAGATGGTGGCCACTGTTGCATGTGTGGTCGCGTAGTGGATCTACATGACAGTGAGCTTGACCACCGAATAGCATTGCAGTTTGGCGGTGACAATGATGAGCGCAACGTCTGGACGCTGTGCATTGAGTGCCACACAGGTAAGTCATCACGTGAGGCATCAATGAATCAGCCTGATAGCGAAGCGCTAAAGCATTCAGTGCCTGATGGAAATGGCCCGACAGTTACTATTCTATGAGGTTTGTATGGAGTGGTTATTACTGCTCATCCTTGCTGTCTTCATCCTCTTCCTGATTAATGCCTCCAATGGCTCTCAGCCTACATGGATGTCTTGTAGAGAGATGAGGAATAGATACGGAACGCCGAAAAGAAAAGACAGTAGGCTTCCAGGCGGTGGATATCAGCCAGTGAAACCGGAAGGAAAAACTGGGGAAATTTTACCTCCACCTAAACGACCATGAGTGGGGGGGTATGGTTGGGTGTGAACGCTGATCAGGCTGGACACCGCGCCCCCTCTCATTCACAGAAAAAATCCTATTTTGGAGGGTGTTAACGTGTTAACAGGACAAAAGCGCAAATTCGCACAGGCGCTGATGTCCGGTTCATCCAAGGCTGAAGCAGCCCGCAAAGCCGGTTATTCAGAGAAAACCGCAAGGTCTCAGGGTTCCCGGCTGGCAAAAGACCCGGATATCATCGCGTTTCTCAATAAAAAACGTGCTGCTGATCCATATGATGTACCAGCCAAGGATGAAAGCATTTCACCACCTCCAGTAGTTAACAGAACCGTAAAAACATTTGAAGACCCACTCGAATTTCTCAAGTCAGTTATGAACGATGTGACAGAGGAAATAGACACCCGAAAGGATGCAGCAAAAGCAATGCTGCCTTATGTGCATCCGAAGAAGGGTGAGGGTGGTAAAAAAGACGCTAAAGGTGCAGCGGCTAAAAATGCAGCGAATAAGTTTGCAGTTCCGGCCCCACCTAAACTGGTGGTTAATAATCATCGGGGGTAATCAATGCCGAAATGGACCACTGCATGTCCAGACTGGAGTGAGCGCCTAAAACGCGGTGATTCTATAATTCCTCCACCTATTTATCCTGAGCAAGCCGAGATAGCTCTCAATATTTTCAAACAACTTAAGATTGTTGATGCTCCAGGTTCTCCAACCTTTGGTGAGTCGTGTGCTCCCTGGGTTTTTGATTTAGTGGCTGCATTGTTCGGTTCATATGATGCCGAAACAGGAAGAAGGCATATTACAGAAGTATTTGTGCTTATTCCGAAGAAAAACAGTAAATCTACCTTGGCTGCCGGAATTATGATGACGGCTCTGCTTCTTAACTGGCGGCAAGCTGCCGGGTACACAATCATTGCGCCAACTGTAGAAGTAGCCACTAACGCATTTAATCCAGCCCGAGATATGGTCAAGCGGGATGAAGATCTTGATGACCTCTGTCAGGTACAGACGCATATCAGGACCATCACTCACCTTGTGAGTGATACAACTCTTAAGGTTGTTGCAGCTGATGCGAACACCGTTTCCGGTATTAAATCTGTAGGTACGTTGATAGACGAACTATGGCTATTCGGAAAGCAGGCAAACGCGGAGGATTTACTTCGTGAAGCGATAGGTGGTCTGGCATCACGCCCTGAGGGGTTTGTGATGTATACGACTACCCAATCAAACGAGCCTCCAGCTGGAGTTTTTAAACAGAAGCTGCAATATGCCCGTGATGTTCGTGATGGAAAAATTGTTGATCCTAACTTTCTCCCTGTAATATTTGAACATCCGCCTGAGATGGTCGCCAGTGGAGAGCATCTTCTCCTTGAAAATATGCCGATGGTTAACCCAAATCTTGGGTATTCCGTTGATGAACAGTTTCTTAATCGTGAGTTCAGAAAAGCAAAAGAAGCCGGGGAAGAAACATTTCGTGGCTTCATGGCAAAACACGCAAATATTGAGATTGGTCTTGCATTGCGTGCTGACAGATGGGCAGGAGCAGATTTCTGGGAGCAGCAGCAACAGAAGGTAAGCTTTGAAGATATTCTGCGACGCAGCGAAGTGATAACTGTAGGTATCGATGGTGGGGGGCTGGACGACCTTCTTGGATTGTCTATCACCGGAAGGGATAAAGATACTCGCGAGTGGTTATCGTGGAGCCATGCTTGGGCTCATGAAATTATGCTGGAACGTCGTAAGAGCGAGATATCAAAACTACGTGATTTTGAAAAGGCAGGTGACTTCACCATAGTGAAGCGAGTAGGGCAGGATACTGAGCAAGTTGCAGAATATGTCAGCAGAATTTATGAGGCTGATCTTCTCGACAAAATCGGGATTGACCCGGCAGGAGTTGGTCAGATTTTGGATGCTATGGTTGAAGCCGGAATTCCTCCTGATCTCGTGGTTGGCATCAGTCAGGGCTGGCGGCTTGGTGGTGCAATAATGACCACAGAGCGAAAACTTGCAGAAGGCGTTTTGGTTCATGGTGGTCAGCCCTTGATGGCCTGGTGTGTTGGCAACGCAAGGGTAGAACCCAAAGGTAACGCAATCCTCATTACCAAACAGGCCAGCGGGAAGGGGAAAATTGACCCACTCATGGCCCTGTTCAATGCCGTTTCGCTAATGGCTCTTAATCCCGAAGCGAAGAAACAAGATTACCAGGTATTTTTCATATAAATCAAACGTCAATTAATGACCCGCTACGGCGGGTTTTTTCGTTTCTGGAGGACAGTAAATGAAGCTTGACCGCGCATGTACGATCATGACGGTGAAAGCTGTGGATGAGGACAAACGGATAATCACCGGGATTGCCTCCACACCATCACCTGACCGTGACGGCGACATTATGGACCCTGACGGCGCGAAGTTTGGCAGTGAAAACCCATTTCTCTGGCAGCACGACAGATCCCAGCCTATCGGTAACTGTGCTGCAAAGAAAGTGAAAGAGGGTCTTCAGATTACGGCACAGCTCGTGAAGCCAACACCGGATATGCCATCGCAGCTGGTGGCCAGGCTTGAAGAAGCGTGGGCATCAATAAAATCAGGACTCGTAAAAGGCCTGTCTATTGGCTTCAAGCCCATTAAATACGCGTATCTCGACTCTGGTGGCATCCATTTTCTTGAATGGGAGCTTCTTGAAGTCTCCGCAGTAACTATCCCGGCGAACGCCGAATGTTCTATTCAAACCGTTAAATCTTTTGACCGCCAGTTACTCGCCGCGCTTGGCACTGAGAAACCGGTAGTTAAAACCATTAATTCTGCTGGCGCTTCAGCACCGAATAAATCTTCTCAAAAAGGAAAACCAACGATGAATATCGCTGAACAGATCAAAAGTTTTGAAAACAAACGTGCGGCGCTGGCTGGTTCACTGAGCGAAATCATGAGCAAAGCTGCAGATGAAGGCCGAACGCTCGATGCTGAAGAAACTGAAAGCTATGACAACACATCGGCTGAAATCAAATCCGTAGACGAACACCTGAAACGTCTGCGTGATATGGAAGCCAATATGGCATCTACTGCAAAACCAGTCGCTAAAGCCGCCAATGGTGAAGTAACCGTGGTAAACCAGTCCCCGGCTATCATCCGAGTTGAGCAGAAGCTGGAAAAAGGTATCGCGTTTGCTCGCTTTGCAAAATCACTGGCGGCAGGCAACGGTAGCCGTTCTGAAGCGCTGCAGATTGCAAAAAATCAGTACCCAGAGGACACGAAGCTTCATCATGTTCTGAAGGCGGCTGTAAGTGCTGGCACTACGACAGACCCAACCTGGGCAGGCGCGCTGGTGGAATATCAGGATTATGCGCAAGACTTTGTTGAGTTCCTCCGCCCTCAGACAATTATCGGGCGCTTCGGCCAGGGAAATATCCCGTCTTTGCGTCAGGTCCCGTTTAATGTTCGTATCCCGGCTCAAACTTCTGGTGGTTCTGCAAACTGGGTTGGCCAGGGTAAAGCGAAACCTCTGACAAAATTTGATTTCGCAACGATTACCTTCGGTTTCTCCAAAGTAGCTTCTATCGCGGTGTTGACTGAAGAGCTGATCCGTTTCTCAAACCCTTCAGCTGACGCACTGGTACGTAATGCTCTGGCGGAAGCGGTAATCGCACGATTGGATACAGACTTCATTGACCCCGCTAAAGCGGCGGTTGCTGATGTTTCTCCGGCATCCATCACCAACGGCATTACTGCGGTCCCTTCAACTGGTGACCCGGATACCGACGCCTCTGCTGCATTCGGCCAGTTCATCACAAATAACCTGCAACCAAATGGCGCGGTCTGGCTGATGTCCAGCACTACGGCACTTACTCTGTCTATGCGTAAAAACGCGCTTGGTCAGAAAGAGTACCCAGATATGACCATGCTGGGCGGTACCTTCCAGGGTCTGCCAGTTATCGTTTCTCAGTACGTTGGTAATCAGCTGGTACTGGTTAATGCGCCTGATGTTTACCTGGCAGACGATGGCGGTGTTGCGGTTGATATGTCTCGTGAGGCTTCTCTGGAAATGCAGAGTGCGCCGACCCATGACAGCACGACACCAACTCCTGTTGAACTGGTATCCATGTTCCAGACGAACAGCGTGGCAATCCGAGCTGAACGCTGGATTAACTGGAAACGCCGCCGCGATGCAGCCGTAGCAGTTATTTCTGGTGTTGATTACAGCACTGGCTCAACAAGCTAAAAGGAGGGCGGGGGAAACCCCGCCATTTCAGATGGCAAAGATCAGATACCTTCAGCGTACACATGACTCATTGCCAGGTGATGAGAAAATTGTGAATGACCAGTGCGCAAAGGTGCTGGTTCTGCTGAAAAAAGCGGAATACGTAACCGGCAAAAAAGCAGGGGTGCGTAAAAACAAAAAAGAAAACGCGGAGAATGGCTGATGTGGAACCCTTTTAGACGGAAAGAGAAAGCACTGCAGCAACCACCATCCAGCGTATGGACTCCGCTTTTTTCTTTCGTTCGTGAGCCATTTGGTGGGGCATGGCAGCGAAATATGGAAGTCAGAAATGAAACTGTACTTTCATACTATGCAGTTTTTTCCTGCATTACGTTGATAGCCAGTGACATTTCTAAGATGTCACCTGCTATTCAGTCAAAGGATTCTAACGGTATCTGGAAGGATATTTCTGATGCCAGTTTCGACACTCTGATCGCTAAACCAAACCAGTTTCAGAACACGATTCAGTTCTTTGAAACATGGATGAACTCGAAACTTTCACGCGGTAATACCTACGTGATGAAGGTAAAAAACAATGCAGGCAAGATTACAGAACTTCGCATTCTAGACCCAGATAAGGTTATCCCGCTGGTTGCTGATGATGGTTCTGTCTTTTACCAGATTAGCCCTGACCAAATTAGCGGACTACCTACACAGGTTACTGTGCCGGCACGAGAAGTTATTCATGACCGTTTTAACTGCCTGTTTCATCCACTGATTGGTATTTCACCTATCTATGCCTGTGGCCTGGCTGCTATGCAGGGTAAGCACATTCAGGAAAGCTCTGCATTCTTCTTTAAAAACGGAGGCAAGCCCAGTGGGGTGATAACCATCCCTGGCGCTGTTGATGCCGAAAAAGCAAAAGAAATTAAGGCGGCATGGGATGTAGGTTATACCGGTGAGAATGCAGGTAAAACAGGCCTTTTATCAGGTGGTGCTGAATATAAAGCAATAACCATGTCTGCAGTGGATGCACAGACTGTAGAACAGCAAAAACTCTCTGCTGAAATGGTGTGTTCAGCATTTCACGTACCGGCATATAAGGCTGGCGTCGGTGAAATCCCAAGCTCTGACAACGTGGAGGCACTTGAACAGCAATACTACTCACAGTGCCTTCAAGTGCTTATTGAGTCTATTGAGGCACTGCTTAAAGAGACCTTCGAACTTGGGACAAATAAGCGTGTTGAACTTGATATAGGCGCATTGCTGCGCATGGACAGCGAACGCAGGATGAAAGCATTAGGTGATGGAGTTAAAAACACCATTCTTACACCTAATGAAGCACGTAAAAGCGAAAACCTTCCTCCAATAGAAGGTGGTGATTCTCTCTTCCTGCAACAGCAAAATTACAGTCTTGCAGCTTTGGCTAAGCGCGACGCTTCAGAAGACCCATTTGGTAAAAACATTTCTGATCCTGCACCTCCTGCGAAATCAGCCATTTCTCTGGTAGAAAAATCTTTCGTAAAAACTTCACTGAGAGGGATTATTAACAATGGATGAGCGCGAATTATCTATCATTCAGGCGATCGGTGAAGAGGTCAGGGATATCATCACCGCTATGAAGCTTCAGCTTGAAAGAGAAGTGAAGAGTCTCGTGGCTGAGGCGGTGAAGGGTGCTGTAGCTGAAATTCCAGCGCCGGTAGTTCCTGAATTGCCAGACGTGACACAACTGGTCACCGATGCGGTGAAGGCTGCTGTAGCTGAAATTCCAGCGCCGGTAGTTCCTGAATTGCCAGACGTGACGCAACTTGTCACAGACGCAGTGAAGGCCGCTGTGGCTGAGATCCCAGCACCGGTTGTGCCGGAGTTGCCCGACGTGACGCAACTGGTCACAGACGCAGTGAAGGCCGCTGTGGCTGAGATCCCAGCACCGGTTGTGCCGGAGTTGCCCGACGTTCCTCAGTTGGTTGCTGATGCAGTTAAAGCAGCGGTTGACGAGATGCCTGAACCTATCACCCCGATTGATGGGCGAGATGCTCTCCAAATTGAATTAGAACCGTGCATTGATGAAACAAAATCCTACCCGCGTGGAACATATGCGACTCACAAAGGAGGCCTATGGCGTTCTTATCAGAAGACAGATGGAATGCGCGGATGGGAATGCATTGTAGACGGAGTGGCCGGGGTCAACATCCAGCAGGATGAAGAACGTCTCTTCACTATCTCACTTGAAAAGGCCAGCGGAGTCGTTGAAGTAAAAACCTTTGCTATCCCGGTCACCATTTACCGCGATGTTTTCAAGGCCGGCAGAGAGTATGAACCCGGAGATGCCGTAACATGGGCCGGTTCGCTATGGCACTGCAATGAAAAAACTGCAGATAAGCCTGGCGAACCCGGAACAAAGGGATGGACGCTTGCAGTTAAAAAGGGTCGGGACCTGAGGGATAAACCATGATCGAACTGGTAGACATTGAAGAAGCAAAGCTTCACCTCCGTATTGATGATGATTATGGCGACTCTGATTTGCAGATGAAAATACAGGGCGGAAGCGCTGCCATATTGTCTTTTATTCAGGGAAGTCGTGAGCTCGTTGTTGATAATGCAGGGGTTCTGGTCGAGGGAGAGCCGCTTAAGCGCTGCCAGACAGCCTTGCTTGTATTGCTTGGCTACCTGGACAGGAACCGCGGCGGTGAGGAAGAAGAAAAATTAAAACAGGGTGAACTCCCATACGCTGTCACCATGCTGATTTATGACCTTCGAAGGCCGACAATTATTTAAGGAGTCGATATGGCTTGTGCAGGTTGTGCCCGCCGCCGTGAATGGATAAAAAAATGGATGGAAAAAGCCTATGAACGAGCAACTCGCAACAGAACTACTGGAAGCGCTAAAAGCCCAGACGGAAGCTCAAACAAAACAAACTGAGGCAATTAACCGTCTGGCCAACTCTAATGAGTCACTTTGCAAATTGATAATGCAAACGCTGGCTGAAGAAGTTGAAGAGGATAACCTCCCTCAGCAAACTTACCTGAGTGACAGAAAAGTGAGGTGAAGATGAACCTCGGGAAATTGAGGCACAGGATCAGCATTGAGCGCCGAACAGGCGTGCAAAACCCTTCTACCGGCGCTATGTCTTACTCCTGGCAAAAAATTGCAGATGTTTATGCTGAAGTAACACCTGTTTCCGTCAAAGAGTTCATCACCTCTCAGGCCGCTAATGTTGAGTTAATTGCACGCGTAAAAATACGATATCGGGAGGATATTCAGAATCAGGACAGGATTACTTTCCGAGGAAAAATTTACGCGGTAGAGGGGATTCTTCCTGATCCTGATAGTGGGCTTGAATACCTCACTCTCCCATGTTCTCAGGGGGTGAAAGATGGCTGATGGAGTTGAAGTAAAGCTCGATGGTCTTGATTCACTATTGGGAAAGATTGACGCGATAAGCTATGACCTTCGGCGCAAAAGCGGTCGTTCTGCCTTGAGGAAGGCTGGCAACATCATCGTTAACCAGATTAAAAATAACGCCTCGCGTCTGGATGACCCTCATACTGCTCGTAACATATCCGATAATGCAGCTCTCAGATGGAACGGTAAGGTATTCAAACTAACCGGAGACTTGGGTTTTCGCATCGGAATACTTCAGGGGGCTGTACTAAAAAAACATCCAAGCATGTCAAAAGATGCTCCGACACCTCACTGGCGACTTCTGGAATTTGGTACTGAAAAGATGGAAGCCAGGCCGCTTGTTCGTGCGGCAGCAAATTCTCGTCTCACCGAGGTCTTCAACTCTTTCGCAGTTAACTATGAGGCTGGTATAGATAGAGCAATTCAGCGAGCTCAGAAAAAAGGAGTTCCGCCATGATCCCACCGATATTTCCTGTCTGTGCGGCAAGCCAGGCGGTAACAGATCTTCTTGGTTCCGACCCGGTTAGGCTTTATCCATTTGGTATGCAAAATGACAATGTCACTTACCCTTATGCGGTATGGCAGAACATCGGCGGTGAACCCGAAAACTTCATCAATCAGATCCCAGATATCGACCGTTTCTCCCTGCAGATTGACATTTATGGCAATACAGATGAAGAAGTCATTGCAGTAGCAACAGCGATTAGGAACGCAATCCAGACTAAAGCCAATATTACTCGTTGGGGTGGGCAAACTCGCGACCCCAATACCAACCGTTACCGATATTCATTCGATGTCGACTGGTTTGTAAAACGATAAACCAAACCCTTCCACTCACCGGCCTTGAGCCGGTTTTTTTATTTCCGGAGATAACTATGTCAGTAGTGACTCAAGGCACACAGATGTATGTGCTCGCGAATGGTGTCGTGAGCGAAATTGAATGTATTACTTCGTTTTCACCCGGCAGTAGCCCTGCTGATCAGATTGAGGATACCTGTCTCAGTGAAAGAAATACCCGCCAGTACAAAAAAGGCCTTCGTACTCCTGGACAGGCTACCGTTGCTCTGAACGCTGACCCAGCGAACGATAGTCACCTTTTGCTGAGCAACCTTGCTGAATCAAATGACCAGGCGAATTTAACATTCGCGATTGGCTGGGCAGATGGTGAATCAGTTCCTACTGCGGCGACCACGAGTGATCCTGATGCGGTTGATGGTTTGGTTCTTCCAGACGACCGTACCTGGTATGTATTTCAGGGTTATGTGTCTGACTTCCCGTTCGACTTCCAGGCTAATACCGTTGTTCAGACATCCGCGACTATTCAGCGCTCAGGGCAGGGCGCATGGATCCCGAAAGCACAACCAACAAGCTAAGCGCTTCTTTAACCAGAGCGGGGGAAACCCCGCCTTTTGACGGAACATGAAATGAAACTGACTCTCGATACTCTTAAAAAATCAGGTGCGTTTACTGGTCGTCCGGTAGAAAAAGAAATTAAATGGACTGACAAGGAAGGTAATAAACATGTTGCCACCACTTATGTTCGTCCTATGGGTTTTCATGCTGCAAAGTTTGACATTCTCTCCATAACTGGAAAATCAGACGGGGTTGCTGGTCGCATTGCCTCTTCTATTTGCGATGAGAATGGCGAACCTGTTTTCACTCCTGATGATATTACCGGACATGCTGATCCTGAGCGTGGAGCCCTGGACGGAAGTCTTACTATTGCCCTTCTTGTAGCAATTCAGGAAGTGAACTCTCTGGGAAAGGAGAGCTCAGCGCAGAAGACGAATTCTGGTGTGAATTAGTCCTCAATGGCATCGGTGGAAGGACCATTGCTGAAGCCCAGGAATTATTGAGTATCAGGGAATATCAGATTTGGTCAGCGTACCGTTCTAAATTTGGCAGCCTTAACCCAATGATGCGCACTGAGTGGGCTGCCGGTTTGGTTGCTTCTGTGCTGGCAAACGTCAACCGGGGAAAAGACACCCCACCTTTCAGCATTACCGACTTCACCCCCCACATCAACGCGCCCGCGATCACTCTCGAAGAGGCCATGAAGGAGTGGACATAAACTATGGCTGGGAAAAATCTTGGTACACTGACAATCGACCTGATTGCCAAAACGGGTGGATTTGTTGCAGGCCTTAACCAGGCAGAACGCGCATCAGCAAAATGGAGCAAACAGGTACAGGACGATGCAGCATCTGCCAGTGCAGCGCTGGCTGGTATTGGTGCAGCAGCCGTCACTGCAGGTCTTGCTGTTGGTGCGGCTGGCTTTCAATTACTGAAAAGTACCTCCAAACAAATTACCGAAACTGACCGCTGGGCAAAGTCATTAAGGATTTCTACACAGGAACTGTTAGCATGGCAGTTTGCTGCTGAAAAAGCCGGTGTGTCCGGCGATCAGATGGCTGATATTTTCAAGGATATCGGCGATAAGATTGGCGACGCGGTCCTGAATAAATCAGGTGAAGCCGTTGATGCCCTTAATGCTCTTGGATTGTCCGCTGAGAAATTATCCAAAGTCAGCCCTGATAAGCAACTTCTGGCGATTGGTGAATCTCTTGGCAAGATCGGCACTAATGCCGAAAAGACAACCATACTGGAAAGCCTGGGCAATGACCTGTCAAAACTGCTTCCACTGTTCGATAACAATAATGAAAAACTGAAGCAGTTTATTGATCTGGCAAAAGACTATGGGGTAGCCCCAGACCCATCTTCAATTGATGACCTTGTAAAGGTTAACCAGCTATTCGAAGATATGGAAGCTCAGGTTGCTGGCCTGAAGATGGAAATTGCAGCAGGCCTTGCAAAAGTAGATCTTGGTCCACTGCAAAACTCTCTCGATAAACTTCATGATGTATTAACCGATCCTGTTGTCCTGCAGGGTATATCAGATCTGGTATCGGAAGTTGCACAACTGGCTGGATGGCTTGTTAAAGCCGCCGCTGGAGCTGGTCAACTTGCTGCGAGCACCGGAAACAGATTTGCCGCTCTGAGTGGAAAAATTGACCTGAACAATATCGACCAGGTCAACGAGCGAATTGCTTATCTCCAAAAGAATCTTGAAGGAAGAAAAGGTTTTTATTCTCAGGATAAATCAATGTTCGCCTGGTTCACCGGTGGGGATGACAGTGTAAAAGCCCTCAATGATGAACTTAGCACACTAATTCAGACCAGAGATAAGCTTGCAAAACCTGTTGTTGGCGCTCTTCCTCTTGGGGCTGCGACCGTAGGGACAGACAAACCATTTGCCCTGCCTCCAGGCGGCACTAACGGAAAGGTTACGCCTGACGCTGGTGCCAAGAAACTTGAATCTGCATTCAAGGCTTTGGAAACAAGTTATCAGCGTCAAATCGCGTTAATAGACGTAACGGGTAAAAAAAATCAGGAAGTAACTGAGGTTGAAAAACTCAGATTCGATTTAACAACTGGCAAACTAACCGGCATTAATTCCGCACAGCAGGAGAGACTTCAGCAGTTAGCTACTGAGGTTGACAGGCTAAATGCCCTCAAAAAGGCCAATGAAGAGAATCTGAAGCTCGCTGAGTTCGCGGCAAATCTCAGAAAACAAAATCTAAATGATAAGTCTGCCAATGATGCCGAATTCGTTGGTGCTGGCATGGGCAAGAAAACCCGGCAGCGCATGCAGGAGTTGCTGGATATTCAGAGCGGATTTCTTGAAAAACAAGCCGATCTCCAGAAGCAGTATCAGAGTGGAGACATTACAAAATCTCTGTATGACAAGGAAACTCAGGCGCTGCAGGATGCTCTGAATGAGCGTCTTGAAATACAGGAAGACTACTACCAAAAATCTGATGACAAGATGGGGGACTGGCAAAGCGGGATATTCGACTCACTGAATGATTACGCTGAAAAGTCTTCTGATTACTATCAGATTGCTGCAGATGGTATGACGTCGATACTTGACAGCGCGACTTCATCAATAGCTGACAACCTTCAGGATTTGATTACCGGTGCTGAAGATGTCGGTGATTTCTTCAGTAATATTTTTGCCGATCTTGGGCAGACAGTTATTAAAACCCTCACAGAGATGGCAGCTCAATGGTTAGTTTACCAGGGCGTTCAGCTTCTCGTCGGCAAGACGGCGCAGGCGTCAGCAGCCGGAACTCTGATCGGCAATGCACAGGCAACGGCATTTCAGGCACAACTTGCTGCATATGCGTCTACAGCTGCAATTCCGATCATTGGTCCTGCTTTAGCTCCAGGCTCTATGGCTGCCGCCGCCGCAATAACAGCACCATTAGTTGCGGGAGTTAGCGTGTCAGCCCTTTCAGGTATGGCTCACGATGGTATTGAGAATGTACCCGAAACAGGCACATGGCTTTTACAGAAAGGAGAGCGAGTTACCACTGCAAAGACCAGTGCAAAACTGGATGCCACGCTCGAACGTGTTAACAAACAGTCAACCGCGCAACAGGCCGGGAATATTACCGTTCCTATAGAGATTCATGGAGACCCTGATCAGAGAACGCTTTTACTGATTGAAGACGCGGTAAAACGTGGAGCGGCTCTCGGGCATCAGATGACGGCTAACGATCTTTCTACTGGCACCGGTAAAGCTTCCAAAGCTTTGAATAGTGGATGGACTGCATCGAGAAAGAGGGGCTAATGGCAATCACAACCAACATAAACTATCCGCATGATTACCTTCCTGTTCCTCTTCAGGAAGGATACGGGTTGAAGCCGGTAAGTCCGTTACTTCGTACATCTCTTACGTCAGGGCGAGCCAGGCAACGCCGCCGTTACATGTCTACTCCTACAATGGCCAGCGTAACCTGGACATTTACGGATACACAAGCTCAATCCTTTGAGGCTTGGTTCCGGGATGCAATAACTGACGGTTCAGCATGGTTCAATATGAAGCTACGCACACCCGGTGGTGAGTCTTCAAAAGTTTGTCGATTCACGGATATCTACCAGGGTCCAAACATTATAGGGGGAAACTACTGGCAGTACACCGCTGAGTTAGAACTCTGTGATCGTCCCATTGTGCTTCCTCCACCATGGGGCCAGTTCCCGGAATTTATTACCGGGATGGATATCATCGACATTGCGCTTAACAGGGAGTGGCCAGCAGCATGACTGTATTAAACAGACTGTATGCCAGCAGTGGTAATGAGGTGATCATTGATACTCTGCAGATAACAGTAGGTGGCGTCGATTATTGGTTAACACGTGGATGGGACGATATCACGGTGACACTGGAAAACGGGCAACAGGCAACGTTCACCGGTTCAGCGATTGATATTGCCTTGCCAGCCCGAAACGCTGATGGTACGCAGGACCTGAAATTTGCCATCAGCAATATCGACGGGGTGGTTTCAACGGCTATCAGAAACGCGCTTGATAATCTGAGCAATGCCAGCCTGACATTCAGGCGTTACGTTTCATCAGACCTTACGGCACCTGCCGCACCACCTTATACCCTGGCGATTAAAAACGGGTCATGGACTGCAACTGAGGTCCAGATTACAGCAGGGTATATGAATATCCTCGATACTGCGTGGCCCCGTTACCGTTACACACTTCCTGACTTCCCTGGTCTTCGTTATCTGACGTAAGGACTGCTCATGTTTGATCCAGATAAGTACCGTTCAGTTACCTGGCTGAAAGGCGGCCGCGTTTACCCAGAACTTGACTGTTTCGGGATAGTTAACGAAATCCGCCGTGACCTCGGTTTGCCTTTGTGGCCTGAGTTCTCCGGGGTGACAAAGGACGATAACGGACTTGACAGAGAAGCTCGTGGTCTGATGTCAGAATTGACTAGATGTGAGCCAACACCCGGGGCCGGTATTGCATGTTATTCGGGCGGGATGGTCACGCATGTTGGTATTGTCGTCGATATTGGCGGTTCTCTGTATGCAGCTGAGTGCAACCCTAAATCCAATGTCACATTTCTTCCCTTGTCTCGTTTTGAACGTCGTTTTGTGAAAGTGGAGTATTACCAGTGACAATCAGAATTTACCCGTCAAGGCTGCCAGGTGAGGCGCTGGAAACTCATGAGCATGGTGGTGTAAGCCTTTCAGGCTGGCTAACTGAAAACGTTGAAGGTTGGACTCTCGAAAGAGAACACCCAATTTCAATTGAAGTAAACAACAAGCCAGTGCCGCCAGACCAGTGGCAAGGCTTGATTATTAAGCCGGAAACCGACGTTAAAATCTATCCAGTTCCGTACGGTACAGGTCTGGAGATAGCTGCGTGGGCCGCAGTTGCGGTTGCGGTGGCGAGTGCTGCGTATTCCATCTTTATGATGAGCAATATGCAAACTGGAGGTTATAGCCAGCCAGGTAACGGCGATCAGATTGACCTCAACCCGGCGAAAGCGAATACCGCCAAACTCGGTGATCCAATTCGTGAAATTTTCGGCAAGTACCGCGTATGGCCAGATTACGTTGTACAGCCGGTAAGTCGTTTCGTTAACGAAAAAGACATGATCACCAGCATGTTCCTGAATATTGGAATTGGCCGTTTTGCCCTTCCTGCGACAGAAATGCGCATTGGTAATACTCCGTTTGCTGCGTTTGGGGAAGATGTTTCTTATACCATCTATCCGCCTGGCGCGGATGTTTCTGCCGATACCCGGACCGAAAACTGGTTTAACTCACCTGAAGTGGGAAACACAACCTCTGGAACTGCGGGTCTGGATCTTGGTTCAAGCGGACCAGAGACAGTCAGTGTAGTTTCGGAGGCTATTTTATTTAATACGAATACGGTAACGCTGATTGGTTCATCATCCAGTTCTGAAGATACGGAAATCCCTCCTTCCTGGACCACTGGCACCATTATCGATATTGAAGCCCCTGACACTTACTCAATAGATATTAACAACGGCTACAGCGTTATTTATGGATCTGTTTCTGAGATGGCTCCGGTTGTAGGGATGGCCATGACACTTGAAGTGAATAACGATACGTTTGATTTATTTGTAGCTGAGTATAGCCCATCGGTTCCGGCAGTTCCGGGTGTAGGCGGCAGTACAGCGAGCATTGCGGCCAGCGCATCACCAACAACTTATGATTTCAGTAGCACCCCTCAGACCTTTACCATCACCTGGAAAACCGTAACGTATACAGTTTCCCTTACCAGTAATTATGTAACGATGAGCGGGCTTGTTAACGCCATAACAAGCCAACTTGGAGCATCAGGTTTAAGGGCTCGTGATAATTCTGGAAGGGTCGTCATTGACGAACAAAGCAGCCCGTTTGCTGGTGGATCAATTACCCATAGCGCATTACCTGTAAGCGTCTTTGGTAGCGCTCCTGTTGATACAGCAGGGATTAAGTCAACTGGTGGTACTGCTGCTGTTCCAGCCAGTATCCGCCTCGCCTATGATTCAGCAACCGGAAATAAATTTGCTGGGATACCTGTAGGGGCTCAGCGGCTTACGTTATACCCCACAGAATACAGCTATAAAATTACTGATATTTCTGGACTAACGATTACTGTAAGCCGGGTGAAAATAACAACTGATGGCTCTGGTAACACAGTTGTCACTGACGATCCGACCTGGACAGGATTTATTCAGCGCACTGTTCTTGATGGTTCAGTGACCGGAATTAATGATGACTATGACTGGATAGGCCCATTCCTTACTTGTCCTGATGGCGAGACCACCAACTGTATTGAGGTTAACCTTAACTTTCAAAATGGACTGGCAAAATATAACAGCAAAGGAAAGAAGAGGTCCAAGACGGTTGGAATTTATATTCAGTACCGTATTTTCGGGGCCGTTGACTGGACTACTCAAGAGTTGGAATACACAAGGAGCGTGGAAGACCAGATAGGGTTTACCAGAGTGATCGATGTTACCCCAGGGCAGTATGAAATCCGTATGCGAAGGAAGGAAGCCCCTGCCGGTGGTTCAACTCGCGATCAAGTTTACTGGCAGGCGCTACGCTCACGCTTACCAAAAAGACCAACAAGCTATCGGGATATCACGACGATAGCTCTGAGCATCAGAACAGGGAACCGACTGGGCGCTCAGTCTGACAGGCGTGTGAATGTCACTCCAACTCGTCAATATGATGAAGGAAATTCCAGAAGCATCAGCGCAGCCCTTTATCATGTGCTCAAGTCGCTTGGGTATAACGATACTGAAATTGACAGAACAGCGATTGATGCTCTTGAGGCAAATTACTGGACACCGCGAGGCGAGACATTTGATTTCGCAACAACGGATACGGTTTCTGCACTGGAAATGCTAAAGACCATTACTAATGCAGGCATGGGTTATTTTCTTCTTTCTGACGGAATGGCATCAGTTGGAAGGGAAGGGGTAAAACCATGGACGGGTATGATCACGCCGCAGGAAACCACAGCCGAACTGACAACATCTTTCAAGGCACCGAATGAAGATGATTATGACGGCGTTGACGTGACATACATAAACGAACTCACCTGGGCAGAGGAAACTGTTCAGTGCCGGTTGCCTGATAAGCCCACTCCTGTGAAAGTTGAGAATTTCAAGCTTGATGGTGTTCTTAACCAGGATAGAGCGTATCGCATTGGAATGCGGAGATTACTTGGATATCAGCTCCAGCGCCTTTCCCATGACACATCGACTGAAATGGACGCGCTCTGCTATGAGTTTATGGACAGGGTTATTTTCACGGATGATATACCGGGTAATCAGACACTGAGCTGTTTGATTGAGGAGATGAGTTATAACAGCAGTATCATAACGCTGACACTCAGTGAAGCACCAGATTGGACATTCACCAACCCGCGTGTAGTTATTCGTGATCAGGAGGGAAGGGCATCACCGCTGCTTATCCCTACCAGAATAGATGACTTCACACTTACCGTCCCTTACAGCAGCTTGGTATCCCCTGAAACATGGATAATGGGAGATCCTTCAGTTGAGCCACCACGTCTGATGTTCTGTTCTTCAAATCGCGTTGGTTATGACGCTCTAATAGGCGAGATCTCACCGGGAAGTGACGGAACGAATGATGTGACGGCAATCCAATACAACCCAGCAAAATATCAGTACGACGATGCCAACTACCCCGGCGATGTCGCTTAGATAATAGTTAATAACAAACCCGCTTCGGCGGGTTTTTTTATTTCTGAGGAAGCTATGACAACCTATAACACAGGCAATCCGATTGGTTCTACTGACCCTCGGGATCTTTACGACAACGCGCAGAATTATGATTTTGCATTAAATAGCCTTACTGAGGCTATCTGGTTAGACCGTTTTGGGGTTGGGCGTCGTACCTGGTATGGGCTTGAAGTAATGGTGGCTGACGCGGCGGCTTCATTTGGAATCATTACATTGTCTGGCGTGAGCTTCACAACCGGGGCTACAGTTCACCTTAATGAAGCCCTGCTGAATACTGCTAACAACACATATTACAAATGGACTGGTACTTTCCCGGATGGAGGTAAAATTGTTCCACCTTCCTCCACTCCAGAATCCACTGGTGGTATTGGCCCCGGGAAGTGGCTTAGTGTTGGCGACACGGTTCTTCGAAATGATATTGCAGCCGATGATGGGTTTAAAATTATCGGACAGAAAGTTAATTATGGTATTCCATCCGGTGCGACCTTAACGCGTGGGCTCATCTGGGCGTTTGATAAGTCCAAGGGTTGGCTGAGAGTTGGTGGATCGGATATTGAACCACTTGATGATGAGAGGAATTATTGGCGCGGGCTACCATCCAGAAATTCATGGGGTGACCCGGCCATGATCGGTGATTACTCGGTATCATTTAACCGCAATGGTGCCTCATTTGCGGTTTATACCACAACGTTTGGTCATGATTGCGTGACCTATGGTGTTGCATCTCTTGCTGGAGGCGCAGGGAGTGCCACAGGTAACCCGGATGACATTACCTCCCCTAACGCAGAGGGTTATTGCTCGTTTGCTTTCGGAAAAAATGTCATCGCTCTTGGTGCAAAATCAGCCGCACTTTGCGAAGACACGCAGGCTAATTCCAGAGCTTCTTTTGCTGCAGGATACTACTCTCAGGCAAGGGCTGGATTTACAACTGACCCTGGCGGTGTGGCAAGTGATGGTGTTGGGGCGATTGCCTTGGGTTACCAAACGCGAGCAGCTGGTGACGGATCTTTTGCTGCAGGAAGAAATATTCAGGCATACGGCGGCGCGATCGCTATTGGTAACGGTATTAATGACGGAAATCCAGCGGTAAACCCTTCCAGAGATTCTGTATCTCTTTTTTCGAAATCAGTCGTACCGGGGGTCACTGTTGCTCCTGGAGCGGGGGGGCTTACTGATTTTTCTAAGGTTGGTATTCATAGCCAATATCCGAAAGAGCTTCTTGATGTTGTCCTTCCAACTGGACAATCGGCAGCACTTCGAATCTCAAGCTCTGGGGCGGGAAATAGTGGGAAGTTGCTTCTACAGGGAACCGCTAATGATGGCTCTGCGTTGACTATCGCGACGCTTGAATGGACCAGTGTAAATGGCGGTGTAGCCTCGCCTACAGGAACACTAAAAATAAATATGAACAATGGTGCGCCGAGCATTGAACTATCCACCGATGGGATGGTAGCACTTAAGAACGTTAAGACCCTTCCGGAGATATCAGGTGCCCCTGCAGGCACCATTTATAAAGAGAATAACTTCCTCAAAATTGTTTAAGAGAAGTCATCGCCAAGGAAGGCTGTGAGGAGAGCTTCTGCAATCACCCTGTGTCCCATATCTGCAGGGTGGTTAGCGCCATTGCCAGTGATGGCATAAATATTCTTACGCTGAAGAAGTTGAACCCATACGTTTGTGATATCGACAAATGTCACATGATTATATTTGAGTGATAATTTCTTCAATTCTTCGCTGTATAGCCGGAAATATTTTTTCTTAGGTAGCACCCATTCAGGGTTTGGCAGAGTCGAAGAAAGCAACACTATTCGGGCGTTCTTATTTTTGCTTTTAATATTTTTTATCAAAGCATCAATGCTGAAATAGTATTCTTTTGGTGGCAAATCGTTTGAGTCATTCATGCCGTAAGAAAGGATATAAACATCAGAATCGAGCTTTGTCAGCCTTCCGTCAGTGCTGTAGTAGGCATTATTAGAGGTCCAGCCCGGTACCGATGGATTGTAGTAATGATATTTCCCGCCCTTCACCATAGACATGTAAGCAGAGACCAGACCAACGTATGGAGGCTGATGCGGCTCTGAGTAGATGTCTGTAGCATTCGCACCATATGTGATGCTATCCCCGTAATAAGTCACCTTCATGTCTTTCAGGCTTTTGACGTAATTACGTAAGTCTGTAACCCCACCACTCATCTTCAGATAAAGACGATCGGCCTTTTTGTAAGACGCCGAAATCTGATATTTCTGGTACTCAGTCGTTACATTAATGTTGAAGTTTTTATCTTCTTTCAGAGGCTTGTTAAATCCTGATTTTGCTACCGGGATAGTTGATCCTTCAGGGATTGCTATCTTGTTGCCTGATACCCTGAAATCGGTACCGTTATGATAGAGTTCGCCGGTTGTCTGATTGAACATCATGACTGGGCCAATTGGCCTGAATAACAGTCTGTCGCTCTTAAAGTCCTCAGATGCGTAAATAGTATCCGAATAGACGAATTTCCCACCAAAGAAAGACGGGTGAATATTAAACTTATTCACAATGTTGTTGCTGCACTTAACATCCGTACACGTCGTGTAGTCATCAGGAGCAGCTGGTATTTCAGCTGCGGAACCAAATGACACAGACAATAGTGAAGCAATAATTATTTTTTTCATTTAGCTTTTCCGTATGCTTTTTTCTTTATCCAGCCGTTAACTGGCTTTTCAATAAACTTATAACAGGCAAGGGCAACAAACTGGCAGTAGATGTAATACACGATAACGTAAGGCACGATGCTTACTGTCTTATCGAGACCAAACTGTGTCCAGACAAACAGGAATACCGGAGCAGAAATGCCGTGAGACAGGTAAAGGCTGTATGAAGAATCGCCAAGCAGCAAGAAAGTACGGTTATGTGGGATGACTCCTTCGAGGCTAAGCGCCGACCAGACAATCACGAATGCCGGAATACCCCATGTTAACAAACGAGAATAGTCGTTATAAGCGAAAGCACCCGAGTTAGCGAACGCAAAAAGCGGGAAGAAAGAAGCTATACCAATCCACGCCAACCACTTAGGCAGGACGCATCCTGCGGAGTACATCCGGTACAGATACATGCCAAGGATGAATTCGATAAACATCTGACTGGACAGCGTTACCAGAACTTTGCTTTCGCCATGGGCCAGCGCGTTACCAGCGCCGCAAACTACGAGGGCGCAAATCGAATAAAACTCGAGTGAGTTGGCTTTCTTGATGCCAATCGCAAGCAGGCCAGCGAGTAAGAAATAGAACAGGAATTCAAACTGCAAAGTCCAGCCAATGCCAAGAATAGGGGGCTTGTCGAAGTTCATGAACGTCATCGTTTTGACGATCCACATGAGGTCAAGACGCGAGCCATTAAAAATATATGCAAAATCTGCAGTTGGGTGGGATATGGCGCCGGAATCAACCAGCCATGATATGAATACCACCACCAGGGTTGCCACGAGGTACAAAGGCCATATGCGAGTTATGCGGCGCTTTATGAACCCCAGCGGCGTTAATTTTGGTGTCATGCCATCTTTATAGAGGCCGCCGTAAATGATGTACGGCATGATAAAACCGCTGATGATGAAGAATATGTCAACACCAACACCACCAAGGTTTGTTATCTGTGGGGTGATGCCATAAACGGCAAGGTTTGCGTGAGCATAAATCACGAGGAAGGCGGCTAGAAACCGCAAATATTGAATGTTGGCGATCATCATCAACTTTCTTGTTAGTTAAAAGGCGTGTGATTTTAACAGTTAAGAGGATTCTGATCATTCTGTTTGCAAAAGCGACTTGATCAGCATCACCGATCAATAATACTGTATATGAATACAGTATTATTGTGAGGTAATCATGCCACGCACAGCAGACATAAAGACCGCCTTTATTGCGGCCATAAAGCTTAACCCTAAGGGTTACCAGTATCTTCGCACCGAGAGTTTTATTGAAAAATTGAGGGAGCATAACTGGCATTTTACACGATCAGATGCCAATGCATGGATAGAGCGTTACCAGCCAGACTTCGCTGATAAGACAACTGATAACAGTGATAACCGGTACTGGATCTTGCGTAATATGGGGAGGGTGTTCTGATGGGTTTTCCTTCACCGGCGATGGATTACCAGGAGCAGCGGTTGACCATCGATCTACTATGCGGAATTGACGGTAATAGTCGAGTAATCGAAACGAATTACGGTTGGGCTGTGATTAACGTTGCCATTCGCCCAGAGCAGGGAGATACACTGCTGGTAAGAATGGATAACAGAAATGAATTTGCAAAGCTTTACGGTGAAGCACTAATAACTGAGGATGGTGAAGCTATAGAGGGTGAAGCTCTGGATGATGTAGAGGTTTTTGGCGTGCTAACCCATAGTCTTAACCGGGTTGGGAACGCCGATTGCGTGCCAATTTAATATGGGGTTAAACCATCATTTCGCCATAGTTTCACCATTGAGATTTCATAGCAATAAAAAAACCAGCCATAGCTGGCTGGTTTTAAAGAGTATTTTTGGTCGGCACGAGAGGATTTGAACCTCCGACCCCCGACACCCCATG